ACCTTGACACAGACTCAAACGGTCGTTGGATGGTTGAAAAGATCAAAGGTCTGGCATTCCAGATTGAGCGTGAAGCAAACCAAATCGCTAAGACAACTCGTCGTGGTAAAGGTAACATCGTTATCTGTTCTTCAGACGTAGCATCTGCTCTGGCGATGGCTGGTATCCTTGACTACAACTCAGCACTTGCTGGTCAAGTATCACTGACAGTTGACGATACAGGCAACACTTTTGCTGGTACAATCTTTGGTCGTATCAAAGTCTACATTGATCCATACTTCCCAGTTGGTTCAACATCCGAATTTGCTGTAGTTGGTTACAAAGGCACAAACGCATACGATGCTGGTATGTTCTACTGCCCATACGTACCGCTGCAAATGGTTCGTGCAGTCGATACTGGTACATTCCAACCAAAGATCGGCTTCAAGACTCGTTACGGTCTGGTAGCAAACCCATTCGCAGAAGGCACCACACAAGGTCTTGGTACTCTGAATACTCAGAGCAACAACTACTACCGTGGTTTCCGTATTGCGAACTTGATGTAATTAAATAACCACCACAGAGTGGGATTTAGAGAGACACCTTCGGGTGTCTCTTTTTTTCGTATATAAATAAGAGTATGACAGTTCTTACACGCAATCCAACAAATCCTAATTCGTTACAGCCTAACAAGTTTACGTTGAACTTGGCTCGTACACCGAATCTGCAATACTTTGCACAGACAATTTCTTTACCCGGTCTTTCTACATCTGAGATACCAGTTCAAAACCCGTTTGTTGAATTGTATGCGCCAGGTGAAAAGACAATTTATGATGTGTTAAACGTTACCTTTATTGTTGATGCGGAGATGTTGTCATGGTTGGAAATACACGATTGGCTACGTGCTTTAACATTCCCAACTGAGTTTGAAGAATACCAAAGTTTAGGTAAACTAAATCAATATACCGCAGCAATACCAACGGCAACACCACAATATTCTGATGGTGCAGTCACTATTCTTTCTGCATCAAACAAACCTTATTACCGTTTTAATTTTAAAGATTTATTTCCAATCTCATTATCTGGTTTTGTTATGTCAGCTACCGATACGCCAGATACAATCATCACAGCAGACGTTACATTTAGATTTACCTATTATAACGTAGAAAAATTATTTTAAATGTGATATACTCCTGATAGGAGGTATAATATGAGCAAACTTGACGAAGTATTACAAATGTGGACTGCGGATTCTAATATCGACCGCACTGAACCAGGTAAAGCACTGATTGATATTCCCAAACTTCACTCAAAATATTTGAACATTCTTTCTTCACATCGGTTGTTGGCCAAAGAAGCAGAATTCAATTACAACAAGTGGCGTAAATTAAAATGGGAATACTACACAGGCCGACTTGATGAAGATGAGCTTGAGAAACGTGGTTGGCAACCATTTCCATACACACTCAAATCTGAGATCAATACATACTTAGAGGCGGATGAAGATATCAACAAGTACCTTGCAAAGAAATTGTTGCATGAAGAAATTGTTGAAGTCTGTCAGGCAATACTTAAAGAATTAAACAATCGAACATGGGAACTTCGTTCGTTTATTGATTGGGAAAAATTCATACAAGGTGTCTGATTTAATTTTACGAAAACAAAATGAGTCGTTTATCAAGTTTGAGTGTGAGAAAAGTATTGCACAGGAACTTGCAGACTACTTTACTTTCTTTGTGCCTGGTTATCAATTTATGCCGGCATACAAGAATCGTTTGTGGGATGGCAAAATAAGACTTGCTGACTTACGCACATACACTATCTACCACGGTCTTGTACCTTACATTGAGAAGTTTTGTGAAGAGAGGAAGTACAAACTTGAAATTGATGCTGCTGTAAACAATGCAGAGAGTTTTTCAGCCTTAGAAGCTAATGAGTTTCTAGAGCAACTTTATCTGGACAAGAGCATTATAACAGAAGGTGTAAGGGAATATCAATACAAAGCATTCATTACTGCCGTTAGAAACAGGAGAATGCTGTTGTTATCACCTACTGGTTCGGGCAAGTCTTTAATACAATACCTAATACTACGGTATTTACAATACAAAGGTTATAAGAAAGGACTTTTAATTGTTCCTACAACTTCTCTTGTTGAGCAAATGTATTCTGATTTTGAATCATATGGCTACGATGCCGCAAACTATGCCCATCGACAGTATTCGGGAAAAGATAAACATACAGATAAATTTCTAACGATTACCACTTGGCAATCTATCTACAAGAATCCATCAGAATACTTTGAGCAGTTTGATTTTGTATTGGGTGACGAAGCACATCAGTTTAAAGCAAAGTCTTTAACCACAATCATGACGGGTCTGAAGAACGCATCATATCGTATTGGATGTACGGGCACAATTGATGGTACACAAACACATCGACTTGTGTTAGAAGGTTTGTTTGGTCCGTTATACCAATCAACAACTACTGCTAAATTGATTGAGAACAAACAACTGGCAGATTTTCGTATCAAATGTCTGGTATTGAAATATTCTGAAGAAGTGTGCAAACTATCCAGAGGTTGGGACTATCAATCTGAAATAGACTACATAGTTAAAAGTACCGCAAGAAATGAATTTATTCGTAATCTTGCATTGTCTTTAGAGGGCAATTCGCTCATACTATTCAATCTTGTAGAGAAACATGGTAAACATCTACACAAGATGATTGAAGAGAAAGCCACTAATCGTCATGTGTTTTTTGTTTACGGTGGCACAGATGTAGAAGTCCGTGAACAAATACGTGCCATAACTGAAAAACAAAACAATGCCATTATCGTTGCATCGTATGGCACATTCAGTACAGGTATCAATATTCGAAATCTTCACAATGTTGTTTTTGCATCACCATCTAAATCGAGGGTACGTAACTTACAATCAATAGGTAGAGGTTTAAGAATAGGTGATAACAAAACTGAAGCAGTTCTATATGATATTGCCGATGATTTTCGTATAGGCAAACATGTCAACTATACGTTGCAACACTTGCAAGAACGTGTTAGAATATACGATGAAGAAAAATTCAAATACAAGTTTTATAATATAGAGGTCAAGAATGCATAACGTTAAACTTATAAGAATGCAGTCTGGTGAAGATATCATGGCTTCTATGTTTGAGAATGATGAATCAGATCAAATACAATTAAATGACCCAATGCGTATTGTCTTTCGTCGTATGCCTACAGGTCAGACGGTCATGATGATGATGCCTTGGTTGCCAGTAGAATTGATTAAAGAAAACTCTGCTATGATTTATTATTCAGACATCGTGACGGTCGTTGAACCAAAAGAATCAATGATAAGATACTATGATAAACTTGTTGAGCGCACAGTAAATGAGATGGCAGATTCGGACAAGATGCTTGAAGGCTTGTTAGATGAACAAGAGCAAGAAGAAGATGTGCAACATCAAATCATAGAGGAAGTAATTCAAAGCATACACGAAGCGAAGAATAAAAAACTTCATTAATAGGAATTTTTGTTATGTCAAAAGTGGTGACATTTGTTATACCAAGCAGTGCTGCACAAGCATATCAAGCACTTGCTGATAAGTATTCTGCTATTGAACCTCCAACATGGGCACTGCTCTTGGCGAATGCTGTTCGTGTTGAAGGTCATGACCCATGCATTCTAGATTTTGACGCAGACCCATCACCAGACTTAGAGCATTCGGCTCATCGTATCTCTGCTACAAATACTGACATAGCAGTGTTTGTTCTCTACGGACAAAATCCAAACTCAGGCACCACAATGATGATTGGTGCATCAAGACTAGCAAGACAACTCAAACTCATTCGACCTTCAATCAAAATTGTATTCATTGGTTCACATGCATCTGCACTGCCATATGATGTGATTGGTTTGCCTTATGTTGATTTTGTATTCATCAATGAAGGTGTATATGGTTTGCTAGACTTGCTTCAAACAAATTATAAAGATGACTTAGATAAAGTTCGTGGTCTTGTTTATAAGAAGCATGGATTTGCTGCAACAGGTGCGCCAGGTGAAATTGTAAAGACAGAAGACATGAATCGTGTGATGCCTGGCTATGCATGGGATTTATTGCCAGGTGGCTTCAACAAATATCGTGCCCATTATTGGCATTCAAACTTTCTTGATGAAGGTCGTACACCATTCGCAGCAATCTCTACATCATTGGGGTGTTCGTTTGGTTGTAACTTTTGTATGATTAACATCGTCAATCGTACATCATATACACAAGGCACAGTCT